TCATACCATTTGGCACATCTGTTTTAACGAACCAAGCATCAGTGTCTGTTAAGAAATTGTTAACAGCGTATCCTTGAGGAATCATCCCCATAGATTTGATTGCATTGATATCATTATCAGCAGTTCCAACTCTACCAGCAGAAGCCATAAGTCTTTCAGCTGTGAATTGTAGCGCAGATGGGATGATCATCTTCATACCTTTAGCAGCGATTTTTAAACCTCTTTCATCAGTCATTGCAGCAATGTCAATCAAAGCTTGTTCTAATGAAGTTTCGTTTAAATCCGCAGCCGTAGATAACGTATTGCTGAAAGATCCAGCAATAGTTGTATGCGAAGCGTTAAATAGAGTTGCACCGTCACCTGAAGTGAATGTGCCGAAACCATTGTTTAATGGTGACGCCCCTTTAACTTGTTTAGTTTGAGCCATAGATCTTGCTAAAGCTTTTGTATATCTAGAAGCCAGTCTGTCATACAAGTTGTCTTCAATTGCTTCCTCAGTGATAGCAAACGCTAACGCGATTGTCTCGTTAGTGTATCTAGCTGTGAAAGTTTCTTGAGCGTTATCGTATGTAACACCTGAACCTTCTGGTTTTACTTGTGCTTGAGCGAAACCTGACAACATAACTTCTTCTTCAAAAGCTCTGTCAGATGACTCTGTAGTATAAATCTCAGATGTCTGATTTTCATACTGTTTATATTCCAGGCCGAATAGTGCATTCAAACCTGGCTCTAGTTCTTTAACTAGTTGATTACGTGATATAGCCATAATTTAATTACTCCTATTATATCCCTGTGTCGTCCAAGAAGAATGATTCGTTAATAACAACTCTCCATACCACGTTAGCGGATGTTAAGTCATTATTTTCCGGATCTCTTGAAACTCCGATTATTTTCAGCTGTTTGGAACTTCCAGCAGCAATATCGCTATCATCTAGCATCGCACCCGAAACAAAGTTCGGAGTTGAGCCAGCTGCATATACAATATCAGCTACGGATCCAACATCTGTTTGAGCAGACGCTCCAGTTGCGTCACTTCTAATCTCATATTGCTGTAATGGGTTATCATTTACCAGCGCTTTGATATCAGTAGCGGCGTTACTACCTTGTAAGTAGTTTTGGAACGTAGGCTTCGATGTAGTAGCATCAGTGTAAAAAACACCGTTTAGTGAACCAATGATATCTGTAGTTGTTGCGATACCAACAATTACATAACCAGTTGCTGCTTGACAAACCGCATCTTGAAAATAGATGGGATCTGAAGAAGCTGCAACAGGGTATTCACCTAAACCCATGCTTTCATAACCATTGCCGTACATTTTGATTGGTTTCAAACCGAAACCAGTCGATGACGAGTTAGCCATAGTTGTTTTCTCCTTATGTGACCTGTCCTTGCGGACCTCCAGTCACGGTTAGTTTATTCGCTGGTTGAAAATTTAAATTCTAAGTTTTCTTCCCACCGAAGGTCGTACGAGAATTTCTATCGATGTCGATAGGCATTCCCTTATGCTGCTCCTTCATAAGATCGTTGTCGATTGCGGTCATTTGATCTTGAGCTTGACGCTCATAGTATTCAGTTCTTGACCTTGCGATCTCTTCCGGTACCCTAGTCAGCACTAGGCCTCCGTGCCCGATAACCCCTGCGTATTTGCCGTCGGTGACTGCTGGATAGTCTTCATTAGGATATTCGTCGGCTCTTACTAATTCATACCCGGATCTTAAGCGTCCTTGTATGTTTTTCGTGTCGACGTAACCTAGGATTTCTACCCTGACCCATCTGTGTCTGAATCCTTCCGGCGCGTTGGGCGTATCTAAGTACGATGGTGGAGTCCAAACTTTTGGTCTTGCTTTTGGCTTAACCGTTTTTGCTTGTGCTACAACTTTTGTTGTATCACTTTTTTTAGCTTGACTCGCACGAGTTGGTTTATTTGTATTCATATGCCTATACCTCCTTCGTGTTTATAAGTTGTTTCGCATACTCTTCTAGTGGCACACCTAATTTTTTCGCTATTGCGACTTGAGACGATGTGAGCCTCACTTGTTTGCGACCAGTCTTTGAACTACGCGTTGCAGAGGCAACGTTTTGTGTAGGTTTACTAATCGGCTTTTCTACACCTGTATTACCAAATTTGTGGGGGAATTCAAGTCTTATTCTTTTATCCACTTCTTTATAGTATTCATCAGATTGTGGGTCCATTCCTTCCTCTTCGGTTAACTTTCGGTGTAAATCAAACGCTGTATATGTCATGGCATTATCTTTGCCAAACCACTCATTTTTTTCTGCCCAGGCTTCCGCTTTAGGGTCTCTGGCAGGTTGTTGTATTGGTTGTTGTTGTTGAACAGGTCTCTCAGCTGCTTCTTTAGCTGCAGTTTCCTGCATCTGGTGTTGAGTTTTTAACTCAGCTAATTTACCTTGTTCATAACCTAATTGTGAAATAGCCGTTAAAGCTTCTACTTCAGCCTTAGAATCTTCACTTTGTCTAGCTGCAGCAAGTTTTGCTTGTGCGGCTGCAAGAGATGAAGAAATTCTGCCTTCCATTTCTGTGGCATAATTTTTATCTAAAGATACTGCAGTTGCTTCATACTGGTCTCTTTCGTGTTTTACGCTTTTAGCATAACGCAAAGCTTCTTCTCTTTGCCTTTCTGCTTCACGCATTTTCTTAGTAAGTTTAGCTATTCTTTTCTTAACTCCTTCAGAATATTCTTCAACTTCCCTAGTGTTATCTGGTTGCTTATCACTCCCTTCTTCAGAAGTTTTTTGTTCAACCTTACCGCCTTCTGATTTTTGAACGTCCTCGCTATCTCGAACATTTGACTGCTCACTAGATTTCTCAGATGTATCATCGGGCTGATTATCGTATGTAACATTTGCTTCATTTTTTTTCTCCTCTTTCTCGTATGTTTTTTCTTCTTCCTTTTGTGTTTCAGGAAGATCAACACTTGCACCCGGTCCGGATGTATCTAATTCAACCATAGGTTCTTTAGATAAATTGTCTTCTTTTTCTGGCATAGTTTTTTTCTCCTTCTATGTTTAAAATTCGTGGAATATATCTTCAGGGTTTTCCACGGTCGCTAAAACTTCATCATCATTGAGAAGTCTTATCTCACCCCCATCTATTTTAATTCGTGATCCAGCATATCTTGCAAAGATAATCCAATCACCTTTCTTGCACCAGGGACCTTCTGGGTATCGTTCTTTATCATAGCAGTGTGGGCCCATATCCAAAACTAAACCACAAGTCGATGCTACTTGTGATCGTTCTACTGTTTCATCTGCTAATAATATTCCGCCTTTAGTTTTTTCTTTTTGTTTAAAAGGTAAAACTAAAATTCTCCAACCCGTAGGGACTGGAAGTTTTGCTGAATCTGATTTTAAATCTTGTTCTTTTTGTTTAGTTGTTTTAACGCCAACTAATTCTTTATTTGGTAACTCAATCTTTGGTTTTTGAGTTGATGTTGATAACTGTTCCTTCATTGTCTTTTTGCTCCTTTTTGTTTAGCAGGCTGGATATTTCCTGACTTAAATATTGATACGTTCGTATCTGCCCTAACATATACTGATATTTCTCCATATTGTCAACACCACCTGATGCCATCGCAGAAACAACATCATCGTGTCTCATTTTTATAATTCTTTTTATTTTGTCTATAAATGTTAATTCATCCATTATTTTTTTCTCCTTTTTGTTTTCTTTACTGGTTTGCTTCCGTATTTCTTAGTCCACTTTCTTGCTATAGCTGGTTCCTTTTTCCATAAGTATCTTCTTTGTTTTTCTGATTTAAATGGCATTACAGTTCCGCCCTCGGTATATTAAAAGATTCTAACTCTTCTAGTTTTTCTTTAGCATCTACTATAATTTGTATCTGTTTGTCAATTTCATCTAAGTGTTGAGGGTGTTCCCCAATACCTACAGGATTTTCCAAATAGATCTTAATTGTAGCGTCTGCTTCAGATATCTTAGCTTTATATCTTTTTTCTAATGCTGTTAATAATGCCTGTCTCATATTTCATAGCGTGCTTATCCTCGTTTCATTTTTTTAAAGGTTTGAGCAAGTCTTGCACGTTGTCCTAACTTACCACCCTTTTTAGCAGCAGCATTTAATTTAGCCGCTGGAATTTTTTTGCCTTTTTTAATACCTAAAGACTTTCTTAAAGCTCCCGGTTTTTTGACAGCTTTTTGAATCCAATTTTTAGTCATTAATCAATTTTATAGCACTTACATTTTCTTTTGAAGAAACCACCTTTTCTTCTTGAACATGTAGCACATTTAATACCCAAGACTCTATCTCGAATTCTTGAAAACATTATTATTTATTGATTTTGCCAGACTTCTTAGCTTTGCTTCCCCATCTTCCATAAGATTCGTTAGCAGAAGCTCTTAATTGTTTCTTAGTTCTTTTCTTACGAATTCTCATAGCGATAGATTCATCTTTTCTATCTTTGTAGCCTTGTTTTTTAACACTGCCACCTTTTTTGTACATAGCACCACCAGCCATTCCCATGTCTGAAGGATAGTAACCAGATCTTTCATCTCGTCTCATTACTCCACCCATGTTTTTTTTAGCTCTGCCACCATGTGCATATCTAGTTCTTCCTGGTCTTACTCCGTTTTGTCTCATATTATTTTCTCCCTTTTTTTAAAGCTCTTCCGAAACCACGTTTTGCTTTTCCACAACCAACTCTTCCACCGGATTTA